ACCACCACGAGCCAATCGAGGGAGACTTACATAGCCAACGCTTCCAAGAGAAACGCCCGGAATCTTGTTAATTAAACCGATAACACCATTGATCATTCCGATAAAGCCATTAACCACGTTCTCAATGGTGCCAAGGACCGCATTAACTGCGCTCTTGAATGCTCCACCTACTGCGCTACCGACCATTTGACCAGCATTCACGAAGATGTTCTTGACTGTGGTCCAAACTCCCGAGAAGAAGCTACCAATCGTGCTAAAAGCGTTCTTGACCGCTTCAAATGCAGTCTTGAAGATATTTCCGAACCACGTCGCAACATTAGCAAGTGCAGTCGTTACATCGTTCCAACGCTCGCCGAACCAAGTACCGATTGAAGAGAATACATTCGTTAGAGCATTCCAAGCTTTTTGGAACATATCACCAAACCATTTAGCCACGTCGGCTAAAACAGTTGTGATGTCGTTCCAGCGTTCTGAGAACCATTCGCCGAGAGGTGTGAAGATAGCCACGATACCATCCCAAATTGCTTGGAAGATTGCTACAATCGTATCCCAGATAACTTTCAAAACCGCTACTGTTAAATCTAACAAAGCCGTGAGGAGTGTTGATAAGATATTCATGATGGCATCGCCCGTTTCGGTGAAACCACCAAAAATCTTATCCATATCACTTCTGAGAATGCCAGTGATGATGTCAAATACACCCTTGAGAAAGTCAGCTATTCCTCCAAATATATCAGCAACTGCGTTGAATAATACACGGAAGACTTCTCCGATATATTCAAGAGTTGGAGCTAGAACTCTCGTCAATTGCTCAACAATAAAGCCAATCACAGGACCTACATAAGCATTAATGACTTGTGACATTTCTTGGAAGCTTGCTACCATCTCCAAAATCTTCTGGATCATTGGCGAGATATGTTTGTCAATTGTGTCCGAGAAGCCTTGACCGAGTTTTTCGATAATTGGTTGGATGTAATTATTCCAGCCTCTTACAAACAAACCGATAATGCTTGATATAGCTTTCGTTGATGACTCAATCGTCGGACGAATGTATTGGTCATACACACGACTGAGAGAATCAGACATATCATTGATTGCTTGTTCTGCACTCTCAAAGACAGGAGCAATGGCAGATAGGGCATTTGAAAGGGCATTGGCGATACCAGGCATATTCTCTGTAATTATTCGCTCAAGACCTTTAAGTAGGTCACCGCCGAGTTTGAAGCCAATCTCTACAATGCTAGATTGAATTGCTAGAATGGCAGACACAATTGAACTTCCAATACGAATAGCGCCAGTCGATGTTATGACGTCATAGAAGCCGTCTGCGAATGCCTGAGCGATATTTCCAGCCGATGCGAAGATATTACCCATATTTTCAAATTGAGCCACTAGAGAACGAATAATACGCTCTTTTTGACGTCCTAAACCATTTGCTATGCTTTCGGCAAGAAAGACACCAATGCCAACTCCAACTGTGCCGATTGAGCCTGCAATCTGCCCTAGAGAGTATGCTATCTTCCCAACCATGCCATTAAAGGCATTGACTACCCGTGGGTCAGTAGCGATTTCTTCAAGAGTCTTTCTGATTCGACCTAAAGCATTCTTGATACGTTCTAAACCTTCAGCTCTGAATGCAGCAGAGAACCCTTTGCTAAATAAGTCAGATAGTCCTTTTAGCTTGCCTCCAAGACCGTCAAAAATGCTCTTGAACTGGTTGTCCATGTCAGTGAGTGCAACTTCTGGCAAGATGTCTTTGAAAGGTCCGCTTCCACCTTTACCCTTCTTACCTTTGCCTTTACCACCGCCACCAGAACCGCCAGAACCTCCGTCGTCTGCGTCGTCCTTCTTGTTTAAAAGCGTGATTTCATCAAATCCAGCTAAGCCAAGCAATTCTTTGACTGCTTTTTTAGCATTTTTAGCAGAGTCTCCGAGATTATCAGCTAGGCCACCCGAAGCATCGTCAGCATCGCCCATGGCATCTGCGAGGTCTCCTGCGCCTCCTGCTGCATCTTGTAAGGCTCCGTTCATGTCTCCGACCGCACCGGCTACGCCGTCCTTAACAGTCGCTTTCTTATTGAACATGAGAGCGATAAACTCAGCGAGTTTAGCTGTCACGTTCTTCAGTACCATCGCAAATGAGTTCAAGACTGGCATGATAGCATTGATAATCGGTAAGAATGCGTTTCCTACGTTTAAGGCAGCATCCTTCAATAATGATTTAAACAAGCTAATGCGCCCGTTGACCGATTGTGACAAGGTTGTACCATACTTAGCAGTCGCTTGTTCCAGGATAGCCATAAGCCGGATTTGTTGCTGGGTCTGATAGTCGAGTTGGTCCCAACTTTGGCCATTTGCAAAACGCTTGAATGCTTCCGTGGACTGAATCATGGCCACATTGACGTTGATTCCTAGGTCCTCAATTGCTTCGGTATTCCCTAGTAAACCAGAGCGAATCCGCTCCATAACGTCCGTAATGCTACGACCTGAACCCTCTGCGACTACTGCCGATGTCTGAAGCATCTTGGCAGTATAGGCGCTCAGCTTATTCGAGTCTTTGATAAAGCCAGAAAATAGGTTTGAATACACCGCCCCGTATTTTGTCGCTTCACCAACGCCCATGTTCATAGCGTTCGCATTATCATTGACCCATTTTAAGAATGTCTGTGAGCTTTCGCCCATTTGACGCTTGATTTGGTTAATTGATGCCGCAACTTCAAGAGCCATCTGGGTTGAGTACATGCCGACATCTAATAATTTCTTGCCTAGGTACGCAAATCCAGCGAATTTGGCTAATTTACCAAACACACCTAGCATGGAGCCGGACTGCGCCTTGATTTTGTCGGTTGATGACTGTACTTTATTAGATGCATCTTTGACCTTATTCTCGACTTCTTTCATCTTGTTTTTGAAAGGTGCGATTTCGGCATCAATCATAACCTTAAGCTCGTCAAGAGTAACTCCCATCTATTCTCCTTTCATTTTCATTTTTCGATTGTGACTTTCAGCAAACATGCGCATGCGTTCCTTATGCAATCTCAATTCTTGAACCAATCTCGCTTGTTCGACTTGCTCTCTTTCTTTTTCAAAAAGCTCAGGAGCATAATCCCACACTTCAAGCGGTTTAGCATCTTTTGAAAGCAACAAGGACACATTATTTGCTATCATCTGCGAAAGTCTGTAAGATTCAATGATTTTTTCTTTTTGTTTTTGGATATTGACACGATTATAGCTTTCAATCATTTCTCTGATTTCAAGTACCGTTAAATCCCAAAAATCGAGAGGCTTCCCCCCAATGTCCAAAAACATCGGATAAAGCCCCTCAACCATTTCTTTTACTGATAATATAGCAGTCGATTCTACTCGACTACTTCCATTTTCGCTTTGGATTTCTTGGGAGCTTTCTTGTTTGCTTTCTCCCGTGGCATAAAACCCGACACTTGAAGCATCGGCAAGATGATGTCTGCCATGAATGCAGCCTGGTCTCCGCCGTTATCGACATAATCATCGTATAGGTCAGATACATCTTCAAATGATAGTCCATGCTCGAACTTTTGAAGTGCTCCATGAGTCAACAGCAACATCACTTTTAGAGGCGGCAAAGCAAAGGCTTCACCTTCAGCGGGCATGAATACCTTGAGCAAATTCGCTCCGATTTTTTCTTCAACATCCATTCCTTGTGAAGATGTGAGGCGGAGCTTTAACTCCTTGTTCTCACTGACCTTCCAAATTGCGTATGGTAGAGCCATCTATTAACCTCCCAAACCGTCTTTAAATTCGAGTTCAGACTGCAATGCAATCTTGAGAATGAAATCGATAACAGAGTTCACTCCGCCACCGCCAAGCTTGACAGATACTTGACCTTCAAATGTGACCTCAGTACCGTCCGGGTAGGTTTGCTTGAAGAAGAGTTTCTTCTTGCCGTCTGCTGCCTTACGCAAAACACGATAAGGAGCATTTTCCCCGTCGTTTTTGTAAGCGAATTTGTACTCAAGTTCTCCAGCATCACCAATACCAAATTCGTATTTCTTAACCTTATCTTCCAAGGTCGTATTTTCAACCTTTTCAGGTTCAATACCAAATTCAGGTACTTCTTTCAAACCTAAAAGATTTTGATAATCGCCTTTAGTTTCGCTAAAAGCAAGCTTAATTCCGTTTGCTAACATGTATTAATTCTCCATTCTGTATTGATAAACCAATTGTGAATTCAGGTCAACGATTCCCTCGAAGCGCATCAACTTGTGACGCAAATGCGACGGGTCAGGCACATCCTGACAATCTGTTCTTCGCAATCCTAAAGATGCGAAGATTTCATTGATTTTGACTGCTAAATCGCTTGTGCTGTCTTTGTCGAAAATATCCACCTTATAGCGGATATGCGATTTTTTCTCTTGGTCATCGAACCATTCGCCTGGTTTATTCTGTTCTTCCAAAAAAATGACGACTGGAACATTCTCCCAGTCGCTTGGATAAGTATCGGTCACATTATCTGCAACCTTCTGCAATTCTTTGTAAATTAAGGGTTTAATATTAATCATTTTATCTATTCTCTTATCTTTCTGCTAACGTATTTTGAAACGCTTCTTGATACACGGTCATGGTTATCTTTCAAAGCAGGATACAAGTAAGGCTGCGCAGGCTGACCATACATTTTGTAAAACTCACCTCTTTTCGCAAAGTGGTAAGGCCCGACGTTGATTTGATCTTCATGCACGTACCAGGGACTAGACCGATAAGACACGCTCACTTCGGGCGATATGCCTGAGTGGTTCTCTTGCCCTTTCGGACCAGTTCCAAGTTCGACATAGGCACCGTGGTCTGAGTTTGTAAAGATTTCACTAGATATCTTGTTTCCGTTCACTTTTAACCGAACTCTGATGCTATTTCTCAACTCACCCTCATTCGCTGGCGCTCTGAGTTTGGCTTCGGCTTGTACGACTGTTTTAGCAGCATGCAAGACCGCTTGTCCCACTATCTCGTTGCTCTTTGCTCCGTAGAGCTTACGGCATTTAGCGATTAAGCTATCTGCTCCGATTAAACCTGACACGTTCTAACTCCAAAACTTGATGCTGGCTATATACTTTTTTTGAGATAACCCGATGCGTGACTTCTGTCTTGCTTTCGATACAAATACCATCTTTGACGTTAATATCTGCATCTTTGCTCGCATTTGCATTCAGGATACCGTTGACACGGTCACCGTAAATCTCAGATTGTAGCTTACTACTAGCTGGCCACAACTCAAGTCTTACTTCTTCAACCTCATCCGCATATCCTTCTTTAGCGACTCCCTCATTCGTAACGGATTTCTTGAACCGCTTCATAGGATATGGTTTCAGTCTATTTTTTTTCAAAAACATGACCTGCCACCCTCGCTAATCGATGCATCCGAATACGCTGTAAAAGGCCCGTAGACAAGCCTGACTCTGCATAGGTGACAGAGATACCACCTTCACTCCTAGATTGCTCTCCTTCGCTTCCTGAGCGGTTGTAGAGCTCAATTACAAGTTCAGGTAGTAACCTGTTGAGTGCTGGAGTCAGCTTTTCTCGGTTCGTCTCAGATAAAATGATGTTTTCAGACCTTAAAAGTAAAGACGAGAGGACTGTTTCGTCACTCTCGCCCGTCAATGATTTTAGTTTTTCGAGTTCCATAAGACCTCCTAGTCAAAAGGAGTCGTCTCGTCTCCTTGGGTTTCGATTTCGTCAATGATCTCGACAACATCTGCGATATCGACTGAAAACTCACTCTTGAGATTGTGCGACAATTCGTTGAATCGCTCGTCCGTCATCTCAAAGACATCATTCTCTTGTCGTCTCACTTTAGCTTGCCAGTCATTGAACGGTTGCTTAACTCTGACTTTCATAGGTCAGACCTCGTTATTTAACCTTCCAGTTAGCTGAGTCAGAATCTGGTGCGTTGGTTGAGCTAGTGATTTCTTTGATTGCAACGTAGACTTTATCCTCGTGCGTTACTGTGTCGCCTTCTTTGTAGGCTTTTCCAGTCTTCCATTTTTTAGCACGGTTCACTGTCTTACCTTGAGCTGATTCCTTAGCAGCTGGCTTGGTATCTGCAATTGTGATGATGTATTTTTGGAAATGTTCAAGAACATACGCTCCAGTGTAGAGCAATTGTTCTACCAATTCACCAAAGCGCCCAGGTACATTGTCATTGTACTTAGTGTTGTCGATTTGAATTGGTGATGTAACGACACCAGGAGCAGCAGCAAGGGCATTTACATTTGGCAAGAATTTAGAAGGTACTTTGTAGACTGTGTAGTCGTCCAATTCACCAACGTATCCTTTACCAAGAACTTTCTTGTCTGCGTCACCTTGTGGCAAGCGTACGATTTCAGACTTGATAGCCTTGTAGAAACTTGGTGTGACAAAGAGCAAGCGTTCTTTAGTGATTCCAAGTTCATCCAATTTCTCAGAAACATCAAGAACCGCATTGTAAGCGTTGTTTGTGCCTTTATCTTTGCCCATAACCACGTTATCGCTTACGTTTCCAAGCGCTGCACCAAAACGTAGTTCATCAAGATATGGAGCGACTACTTTAGCAGCTTGACGAGCAATCACATACTCAATATTTACTTGACCGTTTGAGTCACGTTCATCCAACTGGTCAACGAAACGTCCCCAGTATTTTTCTTCTTCGAGAGTGTAGACCTTTTCTTCAACTTCAACGTGATCAAAATCGTTGTCTTGGTTACGTTTGTAGTCTTTAAGACCAGTTGTGTTTCCTGTCGCAACAGTGAATGAGCGACCGTTAAGAGTTACCGCTTCGCTTGGTGTCAAGAGCGGTGTTGCGTATGAATTCACTGCAAGTACATCTTCAATAATTCCAAGATGACGCTTGCGTGATTCTGCTGTGTTAATTGATTCAAATGCCATTTATATTTACCTCATTTTTTTATTTTTTAGCGCAAAAAGTCTTTTTTCCATTTTTCTACAACTTCTTGCTGATGTGTTGGCGCAGTCTTGATAGGTGCGCTACCTTTCATGCGGTCAGATACGCCTTTCTGGACTGCATCCTCCCACGTTTTTTGAATGCTTGCGACTGATTCAGTCACAGCTTCAGCGTTTGACAAATCAACCACGGCCACTAATTCGACTGGTAAGCCACGTTCGCTTAGCATTGCTTTAGCTTCTGCGGTCAATTCCTTACGAGCAATCGCTTGTTCACGATTAGCTAGTTCTTGCTCACGCTGATCTAACCAATATTCTTGTTTCTGGTCAGCGTTCATCTTGGCAAGTTTCTTGGCTTCGTTCTCTTTGGCTTCTTGCTCTGATTTCCACTTAGCAAATTTCTTATCGATGATAGCATCGACATCTGCGTCTGTGTACTTCTTCTCGTCTTGCGGTTGTTGTGTAGGTTCTGCAGGTACCTCTTGGACTTCAACCGTTTCGACTTCGACTGTTTGTGTTTCTTCGTTCATTGCGAACCTCCTATTTTTAGAGTCGTCCCCGACTATATAATTCCATGGCTTTTTTTGTCATCAATGCTCGGACAATAGAAAAACCGTATAGGTTATATACGGTTAGGTTTTATAGTTTAATTTCTTCAATTTTTGAACGCTGTTCCAGAGTTGAAAGGTAATCCCACATAACCGAACGTTGTCGTTTCAACAAATCGATAGGACATTTAGGTTCAAACTCTAGCTGTCCTTTTTCGTATTTTCCAATCATTTCATCCAACTTCTGGAATCGTTCTCCCAATTCATAGTATTCTTTTTTAAATCGTTCTTTCCAAGGTTCCATTTTTCTGTTCCTTTCGTTTTTAAGTTTCTATAAGGATAACTTCACAAGCTATCACGGAAATTCTTTTCACTTCAAATTCACAATCAAGGAAATCGCAAGGATAACACCCATCCAAATTCTTGTCATTGTGGCAAACTGAAATGTTTTCTTGTTCATCTATCACTTTACAAAGTTCTTTAACTTTCATTTTCTACGTTTTTTCCAAATATAAAAACCGCCTCGAATTCGACACGGTTTATAGCGATTTACAGTGATTTATAGCAGTCTATTCCTGCCAGTCAAGATGTTAGATCACCTCCTAATCTTTAATGGCACGGTTTGAAACCTTTGCGTAAACATCCACATAAGTCTCTTTCTTGTCTCCGTTATGCGTGATCTCTGCATAATCTCCACAAGGTTCGCTTGATGTAATTGCGTTCGTACTAACAAGAGCTTTCCAGTTTTGCAGGGTCTTGCTAAACCAAA